GGTTTGGCGACCCGCGTGAAACGCACATTTTGGGTAAAAACACCCAACTTCCAAAACCAGAAGCAGACCAGGGTCGCCGTTTAACTTTGTTACGCGGCAAGCACCTGCGGCTGCGCCACTTGCGCAAGCATCGTCTGATTCTTCTTCACAAGCGCGGATCCGTTCGGCTATCTTGTGTGCGTCGGAGGCAATCAAGCCCGAGACCAAAACACACGATGAACGACAAATTCAGCATTACCCCCGAGTGGATCGGGCAAGACGGGAACCGTTACCGTAGCTTTCGCCGCTGGCAGGGCGATGGCTGGACTCAAAGTTTTCTCCAGTGCTTCCAGCAGAATCGCTGGGTGACGCTTTACTGAGCCATGAAACGTTTACTGTTTCTCCTTACCCTGGCCGCAACCGTGCACGCCGCGCCGCCGGCTGCATTCTGGAAAGCGCTGCACCAGGTCGAGACTTCCGGCCGGCTTGGCGCCACGCTGGGCGATAACGGGCGCAGCTTGGGGCCGCTCCAAATCTCCCGCGCCTACTTCGCCGATTCCAAGGTCGCCGGTAGTTACGAGCAGGTGGCCGATCTGCAGTTTGCGATCACGGTGGCATCTGCCTACATGCGTCGCTACGAGCCCGAGGCATGGCACCAGGGCAACGTCGAGATCCTGGCGCGGCTTCACAATGCCGGTCCGAGCTGGCGCCGCAAGCTGGCAGCTACCGATGCGTACGCGGCTAAGGTGCAACGCGCCATGCGCTAATTTTTCTTAGTCACACACACACGATGAATGCTAAAACATACCTAGTAAGAATCCAAGGCAGCACACCGCTGCTTTTTCATTACGACAATATTCAGTGGGCTGCGCACATGGCCGAATGGAGCAGCGACCCGGCGAATAAAGCCAAAAGCATCGCTGGCGATGATCGGTCCCCCGCTTTCCGCTGGATCGGGTGCCTGTATCACGACCAAGGGAAAGTGGTTATTCCAAGCGATAACCTGATGACCATGCTGCGCGAGGGTGGCGCACGGTGCCCGACCGGAAAGCGCGGCGCGACATTCAAGCGTCAAACTCAGTCTGGCATGGTGGTCGATCAAGCCGGCTGGGCCGTCGAGGTAAACGGAAAGACAATCGACTTTGGGCCTATCAAAGATCTGACCGAGGAGGCCGATTTCGCAAAGCACGAATCCTTTGTTCGTGGTCTTGGATTTGAGCTCTTCGTAAAACGTGCTCGGGTGGGCACAAGCAAGCACGTCCGCGTTCGTCCTCGGTTCAACACCTGGGCAGCTGAAGGCACGGTCACCGTCTTTGATGAAACGATCAGCGAGCGCGTGCTCGCCGATATCGTGACCTACGGCGGGATGTATGCTGGAATCGGTGACTGGCGCCCATCTTCACCGCGGTCGCCTGGTCCGTTCGGTAAGTTCACCGCTATGGTCTCAATCGCATGAAGTCCAACGATCTATTCCTCGGCGGCGTACCAACAGAGCCGGACGTGAAAAAATTGTTGGCGATCTATGGGGTGCCAGCGATCGGAACGGAGCTAACCTATGAACAGGTGGCTGAAACGATCGGCACGCCGGTCAGATCCTACCGATTCCGCACGGTCACTTGGTCGTGGCGCAAGGTGCTCGATCGCCAACACAATCTGATTGTTGGCACGGTGCATGGCCGCGGCTTCGTGGTGCTCGACAATCAGAGCAGAGTGCGGTTTTCGGCTGGCCGATTCAAACGGGGTTTGCGTTCGGTTCGGCGCGCATCTGACGTTGCAGGCAGGACGGATCTGGTGGGCCTGACGCCAGAGGAACGTCGGTCGCGAGATCATATTGTGGCGACGGGATCGATGCTGCAGCTGGCAGCGGCGACAGAAGCGCGAAAGCTCAAACTCACGTTTGGCAACGTTCAACCGATCGGGCATTGATAAAGCTCGAACACGGAACGTGGCCTGGCGGGGCGTGGCTCGGCAAGGCCAGGCGCGGCGTGGCCAGGCGCGGCGTGGCGTGGCTAGGCGAGGCAGGGACCGAGGCGCGGCGGGGCTTGGCCTGGCGAGGCTCGGCATGGCCGGGCGAGGCCGGGCAGGGCATGGACCGAGCGGGAGCGGTTAAGTCCCGCACTAATTTCTTATGACCAACGAACAATACAACGAGCTGATCCTCGAGATCCGCGCCATCCGATCCGCGCTCAGTGATCGCATCAAGCCAGCTGCAACCGCAGCGGCTTTTAAACCCGCGGCAGCGAAGTCTGCCGACATTCCGCAGCCAACGGAGATCGTGGATAATCCGGGAGCCGTGCAGGTGCACTTTGGCAAGAACAAAGGCCGTCCGCTCGCGGATCTTGGCGCGAAGAGCGTCGAGTGGTACGCTCAAGAGCCCGAGCCACGGCTGCGCACCGATGGCTCGCCATTCCCGCCGCGAGCGGAGGATCTGCTGCTGCGCAACGCAGCGCGGACAATCGTCCATCAAAACCGCGGCACGCTGACCGGCGCCACCAAGCTCGTGCTGAAAGATGACATCAACGTGAGCGAGCAAGTTCCTTTCTGACCATGAACAACACACACGATACAACCGACGCGGCAGTGGTTAAGGCTACTGCCAATAAATCGCCAATCACCTTCGGGGATTCGGGCGTCAAACTAGCCAGCCTAGAGGACGCCTATCGATTCGCCAACGCGATCTGCGCAAGCGGCTTCGCGCCGCGAGGCATGGAAAAGCCCGAGGCCGTCCTGGTGGCGATCCAGCTAGGCGCTGAAATCGGGCTCTCGCCGATGGCTGCGCTGCAGAATACTGCCGTCATCAATGGCCGGCCGGCGATCTACGGCGACGCCGCTCTGGCACTCGTCCGCGGATCTGGGCTGCTCGTCTCTTACAAGGAAGAGGAGATCGGCGAGGCCGGCAGCGACGGCCACGGCTACCGGGTGACAGCGGTGCGCCAGGGCGAGCAGACTGCGGTTGAGACGTTCACCGTTGGCGACGCCAAGCGGGCGAAGTTGTGGGGCAAGTCTGGCCCGTGGACAGATTACCCGAAACGCATGCTGCGGTTTCGTGCCCGGGGCTACGTCCTGCGCGATCTATTCGGCGATGTCCTCAAGGGACTGCGCACCGTCGAGGAAGCGCGGGACATTCCGAGCGAGCCGATCAACGTAACGCCGCTTGCCGATAAGGTCGCCGGCGGGCTTTCGAGCCAGATTGGGGGTGCCGCATGAGCGCCGACGAACGCCGCGAGCGCGTGATCAGCTCCATCGTTGAGCAGTTCCGCAATCTACTCGAGACGCGATATCCGCAGATCATCAAGGCCGCTGCCGATACCTTCCAAGACGACAGCGACGCCGCGGAGCCGACGTGCAAGGTGAACGCGCTGGTGGAGTGGGATGCGATGGCGCCCAGCACTAAGGTCGCCGTGCGGCTCACCTGGTCGGCGAAGTTTAAGGACGAGAGCGACGACATCGTGGACTTTGAGCAAGGCAAGCTGGCGCTCGGAAAGGATGAGACGCCATGAATCTTGAAACCATCCAAGCGTGGATCGCCGGCCAAGAGTCTGCGACCATGCGCACGCACGCAGATCACTTTTCGCAGATCCGCCTGATCATCGAGGCCAAGACGGTGCGAATCTGGGGTTATGGCGTTCGCGGGGACGAGCGGAACCAGTACCGCAGCGGCGACGGCGCCACGGTCGAGGAAGCGGTGGCCGCACTTGCGGCGCAATTCCCGAGCGGTCAGCAGCGCATCAACAAGCTGCGCGACCAGGCCAAGGATCTCTTGCGACAGGCTGCTGAGATCGAAAAGGAGACGGCCAGATGATGAACTTCGACGCAATCGAGGCGCTGATCCGCAAGCACGCTCCTATCTATCTCAAGGCGGAGGAAGACGAAAAGCCAAAGCGCATTTGCGACTGGAAGCCGGGACCGTATCGACCGCCGATCAGCCAAGCGCTTCGTGCCCAGATGAAGCAGATGCGGCGCGAGGGAATGACGATCGGTGACATTGCACGCGCCTGCAAAGTCACTTGGCGAACGGCCTGGAAGCATTCGAACATCAAGCAGGAGGCCCTCACATGATCCAGGAATCAGGCAGCGCCTATCACGCTAACCCAGCGATCTCGCACTCTAAATTGGAGTGCTTTCGCCGCCGGCCGGCGCTTTACCATAAAAAGTACATCGCCAAGACCATCGCAGCGGAGGAGCCGAGCGCGGCTTTTCGCATCGGATCCGCGGTGCATTGCTCGGTGCTCGAGCCGGCCGAGTGGGCGCATCGTTATGCGATCAAGCCAGAGGGCATCGACCGCCGCACGAAAGAGGGCAAGGAACGGTGGGCGAATTTTGAGCAGCAGAACGGCGGCAAGACGATTATCGATCAGGACGAGTCAGCACTGGTGCTGCAGATGACGGATGCCGTGCGTCAGAATCCTCTGGCCGCGCAGCTGCTGGCCCGGGGCGTGCCCGAGGCGACCTGGCGAACTGGCGGCACCATGACCCTGCAATGCCGGACCGACTGGTTTAACCCCGACGGCTGCGAGCTGACCGAGGGGCGCGCATACGTGGCCGATCTGAAGACCGTTGAGAGCCTGGACGACGAGACGTTTAGCAACTTCGAGCGTGCCGTTTTCCGGTTCGGCTACCACCGGCAGGCTGGGTTTTATCTGCCGCTGATCTCTGAGCTCTGGGCAAAGCCGGTCTTTGATTTCTTCTTTCTGGCCGTGGAGAAGTGCGAGCCGTTTGGAGTCGCCGTGTTCCGGCTCACCGATGATGCGGTTTCGCTCGGCCAGGACGAGACGATTGCGGATCTGCGCGATCTGAAGCGGTGCATTGATTTCGATGTTTGGCCCAACATTGATGCCGTCGTGCGCGAGCTCGGCGTGCCGGCATGGTACGCGAAAGGAGGTGCACCGTGAAAGGGACCGACATTTGCGACGGATTCGGAAACTCGTGGAGCCGCTGCAAGCTGGGCGATGAATGCGGTCTGCACGTCGTGCGGCCGGGCAAGGCTCAATGCTGGTGCCAAGATCAAGACGAGAGCCGCGCCCAGGTGCAGAGCGCACGCGAGGAGATTGCGACGCTGGAGGCGGACAACGAGCGGCTGCGGGAGGAAGTGAAAACGGCGAAGGTCGACCGCGATCTGGCTGGATGGGACGACTACGCCGTGATTGCAAAACTGAAGAGCGACAACGCCGCGCTGCGCGTGGCTCTCGAGGACATCATGACGGAAAGCGACGAGCAGCACATCTGGCGCATGGCGCGGGCCGCGCTGGAAAAGGAACTAAAGCCGTGAAAGCCACGCTTGAATTCCAGCTTCCAGACGAGCGCGAAGAGCACATTCGCGCTGTTCACGCAGCAGATGCGTGGGCAACGCTCGACGATATCGACCAGGAGCTGCGGCGCATTCTGAAATACGGCAGCGAAATCACCCGGGACCAACTTGCGGAAACGATCCGCACTCAAATCAACGAACTATGCCAACGCATCACATAATCATCGACGATCTGCAGGCCGAGCTGGACCGGCTGAAGCAGGAAAATCTAGATCTGCGAATCGCGAATGACCGGCTGACCCGAGCGAACGCCCAGATCGTCCGCCTGGCCGCGGTGGCAGATCGTCACATCGCGGAACTGAAGGCACAGATAGTAGGGGGCAACAGGTGAGCATTACGAGCGCCATGATCCTGCTGGTCGGCGGAGGAACCCTCGCCCTGCTGCTTGGCATTCACATCGGCATCGAGATCGGCCGCGATCGCGAATGGTTCAACTCCATATTCACACGACATGACACAAACTCACAAACAACATCTCCGCGCAAGCGACGCCGCAATTAACGCGATGGTGCTGGACGGCACCGACCCCAAGCTGGTGGCCTACGCGCAAAACGTCTCGCTGGCTAAGGTCTACAAGAACATCAGCCGAATGCAGATGGCGAAAATGTATGTTTCAATAACAGAGCGGCACAAGCTGCTCGCATCACGGAAAGGGATTAACTTGTGAACGTCAGCGAAACCATGCGCAGGATTGAATTCCTGCTAGAGAAGCACGCGCCGCGAGATGCTCTGGCATTCGACATCGGCGACGCCATCAGATCCATGCCGAGAGACGGCAGGCGCCGGCCAATCACCGACGCACAAAAGGCCGAGGCCCGCCGGCTGCGGGTCGCGGGGTATTCTTACAAGCGCATTGCCCGCGCAATCAATGCCTCCGATACCGTCGTTTACCGTGTCATCACCGGAGCCCACCACTGACCTGCGATTTTGGATCCCAGGAGATCCCAAGGGCCAGCCAAGGCCGCGGGCCTTTGCGCGCAGGATGGGCGCCCGATTCGTGGCGCGCATGTATGACAGCGATGCGGCCGACACCTGGAAGGCTGCCGTAGATGCGCAGCTGGCAGAGATTGCGAGAACGCATTCGCTGCAGCCGTTTGCCGGGCGCTGCTCGGTGATCCTGCAGTTCTACTTTCAGCGGCCGAAATCCCACTTGCGCACAAGTGGCATGCTGAAGGAACACGCGCCCAGTGCGCACACCAGCAAACCGGATCTCGATAATCTCGCCAAGTTGATCCTCGATCGGATTACGCGCAATGAGCGATTCTGGCGGGACGATGCCCAGGTGGACATGCTGATGATCAGCAAAGAATGGGCGCCGCCGCCGCAGGGTGGTGGCGTGCTCGTAACGATTAAAGACTGAGACCGAAAAAAATGACGCCACAACACACGTTGGCACTAGGGCTCAAGGCTCAGGGCATCGCTACGATTCCGGTAAAGCCGGACAAACGCCCGCTGGTTCCTTGGAAGAAGTACATGAGCGAGCTGCCAAGCGACAAAGAGCTGGCGACTTGGTACGCAAAGCAGGACTCCGCGCTGGCTCTGGTGGCCGGCGAGATCCAAGCGATCGACTTCGACGAGAAATACGCGAAAGGCATTCTGGACAGATTCGCGAAGCGTGCGGAGGAGCTGGGCCTAGATCACTTACTCGGCGAGCTGGTGCGGCAGCGTACGAAGAACGGCGGCTTCCACCTGGTCTTCCGCTGCGCCGATAATCCGATTGGCAACGAAAAGCTCGCCAGCCGCATGCCGACCGAGGCGGAGAAGAACGCGAATCCTGATGTGCAGGAATTCGTGATGATCGAGACCCGCGGGGCCGGCGGTTACTTCGTGATTGCGCCGTCTGCTGGGTACACGATGGAGCAGGGCGATTGGCTGGCGATCCCGACGATCGCACCGGACGATCGCAATTCCTTGATAAATCTGGCACGTTCTTTCAACGAGACGCGACCGCAGGAAATCGAAATTCCAAAGGCAGTTACGCTGCCGCCGGCCGGATACGACATTTCACCCGGCGACGATTACGACCAGCGCGCAGATCTGCCGAGCCTCTTGCGCCGCCACGGCTGGAAATCGATCGGGGACAACACGCGACACTGGACACGCCCAGGCAAGGAGCACGGGATCTCGGCAAGCTGGAATCAAGTGCCGGGCCGCTTTTACGTTTTCTCGAGCAGCACGAAGTTTGAAACAGGCAGGGTTTACAAGCCGTGGCACGTTTACGCGATTTTGGAATGCGGCGGCGATTTCTCGGCCGCGGCGCGTGAGTTGCAGCGCCAGGGATTCGGTCAGCGTTCGCACAAGCTGCAGACAAGCTCATTGCCAACGCCGACGCCACAGGGCAAGGATCCGCTCCAGGCCGCGCCGACTACTGAGACCGAGACCGACAAATTGCGCCGTCTCTGGAAGGCTCGCGTCTTCGATCCCAATAAGGAGCCGCCGCCGATTAGGCCAATCTTCGAGCTTGGCGGCGTGGTGATCTGCACCCCTGGCAATCTCACCGCCATCACGGCTCAGGCCAAGACAGGGAAAAGCTCTCTCGTGGCAGCGATGATCGCGGCTTCACTTACCAACGATTACGACGACGTGGACACGCTATCGGCGCGAGGATTCAACGAGGCCGGCAAAGCGCTGCTCTACGTCGACACCGAGCAAAGCCCAGACGATTTCTGGCATCTGGTAGCGCGGGCGAAGCGGAGATCGCGCATCGAGGAAATCCCGGGCTGGCTGCATGCGGCGACGCTCGCGGATCTGCCGAGCCACACCGCGAAAGCCGTGCTCGCCGTGGTGATGGCCGATGCTGCTGCTGCACACGGTGGGATTCATGCGGTGATCATCGACGGCATCGCCGATCTCGTCGTGGACGTTAACGACTCGCAGGAATGCAATCAGATTGTGGCCGAGCTGCACACGCTAGCGATCCGCTACGACTGCGCGATCGTCTGCGTGATCCACAAAAACCCGGGCAGCGATAAGGTCCGTGGGCATCTCGGCTCGCAGATTGAACGGAAGGCCGAGACAAACCTGAGTCTGGACAAGGAAGACGAGGTGACGGTGGTCTGGTCGCAAAAGCAGCGGCGGTCGCCGATCCTAAAGAAGAGCGGGCCGCGTTTCCGCTGGTCCGACGACATGAAAATGCACGTCACGGTTTCGACCGTGGCGAGCGAGGATCGCAAGGTGTCAGAACTGCGCGAACTGATCGAAACGGTGCTTCAACCGGGACAGAAAAAGACCTGGGCGCATCTGATGAAGGAACTTACAGAAGCGCGGAGCACGCCGAACCATGAGCCAAGCCGCGCAACGACAGCGAGATGGATAAATCAGGCGAAGCAGGCCGGTATCGTAAACGTTGAATTTGGCGCGTATTTTTTGGCCGTTAAGTCTCAAGTCTCAAAGTAGTCTCATTTGAGTCTCATTGAGACAATGTCTCATGTCTCACTCCCCCCGTATATATATACGGGGGGTAAGTGAGACAATCCCAGACACCGAGACCGGGTTTAGTCTCATTTTTGATCGGCCAGCGAATCTAGCCAATCCGATCACCCCAAAACCGCACGCCGGCTCAAAAATAGCAAAACGTGGGTGCTGGTATGGGTCGGACAATCTGACAGTCAGATTTTCAAAGGAAACGGCACTTCCGGCGATTTTAGGGATCGATCAAACGCGATATTCCCTCACTTGCGCAAAACCGTGGAATAATTACACGGTAGGCACACGATGAGCACCAGCCAACAGTTCAAGGGCATTAGCGAGATTTTGCACTATGCGCGGGATGCTTTCCACACGATAGCAGCGGCGAGAAAACAGGCGATCGCCCAGTATGATGAAGATTTACGGGCGCTTAAAAACCTCGATTTAAAGCTGTCGCCAATCAAAACTAAGGAGCAGCTTGAGCTCTTCGATCTTGAATCAACTCTTACGCCCGAGCTAAAGCGCCTGCTCGAAAGCCCTCTGGCGAAGTACCAGTGAACTTTGTGCCGCTGACGCCGAATCTCACCACGCATCCGTGGCAGGAGCTCGAGCGGCCTAAGCGCGCCGAGCTGGTGGGCGAGATCGCCGAGCGACTGATCGAATGGTCTGAGCTCGAGGGCCGGCCGCGGGTGCATCGCTGGATCTCGCAGGTCGCACGCATGGGCGGCGATCCTGAGAGCACAGAGGCTATGTGGCTTTATCTGCGGCTTTCCACAGGCGATCTGGGCCAGCTGACCAGCTCATTTACCGAGCTGGGTAAGAAGCGCAGCCGGACCAAGCAAGCCGAGCAGCAAGAGACTGAGCGGGCAATGCTGGTGATCGCGAGACATTTTCCCGAGCTGGAAAAAGCACTCAACGAACTAAAACGAGTCAAGTGAGCGAGCACAAGACGCACACGGCGCTGGCACGGGCGCTCAATGTTTCATCGACCGCTATCCGCAACTGGCAGCGCGAATACGATGACGCGCCGAAAACATGGACCGAGGCCGAGTGGCGCGACTTCATCGACCGGCACGGGCTCGGCCAGGCTGGACCGCGCAAGTCTAGGCGACGCGAGGAGCTCCTGGTTGAGAAGCTGGCGAGCGAAGTGCGGCTTAATCAAATCAAGATCCAGCAGGCCGAGGCCAAGCTGATCCCAGCCGAGGACGTGGACAACTACCTGCTGTTCCTCGCGGCACGGGTAAAGTCAGCGATGTATCAGGGTTTCACCACCGAGCTGCCGCCCAAGGTCGCCGGCCTAGATGTGAGCGACATCCGCCGGCTGGCACGAGAGCACGCGGATCTGGTCTGCGTCTCCATGCAGCACGCGCTCGAGGACTGGAAGACCGAGCAGAACGCCAGGCGCAAGGCAGCCGCTCAGGAAGCGCGCAGCGCATGAGCCTCGAGGTTCTCCAAGGATGGCGCCGCGGGTGGGCGCTGCCAGATCGCCGGCCGATCCACGACTGGGCCCGGGATTTCGTTCAGCTCGGCGGAGGCTACGCACGCCAGGGCGCCTTTGACATCCGCACCTGCCGGCACCTGCTCGAGCCATTCGAGGCCGTCGCCGACGAACGTGTGCGCGAGGTGACATGCCGCGCCGCGATCCAGACACTCAAAACGCTCTTCGTGGAGATCTCCAGTCTTTGGGCGATTGCCAACGAGCCAGGGCCGATCATGTGGACGCAGCAGGACGACGAGAGCGCGGCCGAGCACGTCAAGGGACGGTATCGCAATCTGCTGCGCAACTGCGAGCCGGTGGCGCGCCTGCTGCCGAAAAACAAGCACGATGCCGCGACCTGCGAGATCTACTTTGGCGATTTCTACCTGATCATCAACGGCGCCAATCTAAACAACCTGCAGAGCAAATCGATACGCTGGAAGCTTAACAGCGAGTGCTGGCTCTGGAAGCAAGGGCTGCTGACACATGCTCGCCGGCGCGTCTCGGCCTACGCCCGCGACGGAATCAGCAAGATTCTAAACGAGAGCCAAGGATCTCACGCGGACGACGATTTTGACCGGCTTTGGCATGAGGGGACGGCGCAGATCTGGTCTGTCCAGTGTTTCGGCTGCCAGCGCTTTGTGCCGCTCGAGTTTTTCGGCCGCGCCGCGGACGAGCCGGCAAAGCGCGCCTGCGTGATCTGGGACGAAGGCGCACGAAAGGAAAACGGCATGTGGGACGAGCAGCTTGTGCGCAACTCGACGCGCTGGCTTTGCCCCCACTGCGGTCACGAACACGCCAACAGCGCCGCCACCAGGGCACGCTGGAACAGCACCGGCCGATACTCGGCGCCGCGAGCTGATCGCGACGGGAAGCACCGATCCTTTAACTGGAACGCGATTTTGGCCGAGGACATGGGCCAGCTGGCGGTTGAGTTCCTGCAGGCGGGCGAGTTCAAAAAACGCGGCCAGATCAACCCGCTGCGCGATTTCTACATGCAGCGGCTGGCGTTGCCGTGGCGCAACGAAGAGGCCCAGCTAAACCGGACGACGGTCGAGCTCCGCGGAACATACACGCTCGCTGACATCCACGCCCGAGGTCGCGAGAAGATCGAAAACGAAGCGCGCCGCATGATGACAATAGATCGCCAGCGCGACCACTTCTGGGCCGTGGTGCGTGCATGGAAAAGCGACGGCGGCTCACAGATGCTTTGGCGCGGCAAACTCAGCACGACCGAGCAAGCCGAGGGAATCCGGCAGCATTTCGGCGTCGAGCAGCAGCTCTGTTTCGAGGACGCGCAGTTCAGCACGGCGCAAGTTTACGAGGACTGCATCCGCTACGGTTGGACCGCGCTCCACGGCAGCGGAGATGATTCATTCGTGCACATCCGGCCAAACGGCCAGAAAGTGCAGAAATTCCATTCCAGCATCAAACAGACCCAAGTGCCCGGCGGTTATGCGCGTTACATGTTTTGGGCATCGGATCCGGTTAAGGACGTGCTCGCGGCACTGGTCGCCGGCAACTCGCACCCGTGGGAATGCGGCGCCGATCACGGCGAAGAATACGCACGCCATCTCCGCGGCGAGGTTAAGCGCGAGCGAGTCAGCAAGAGCACGGGCCGCAGCGAGTGGCGCTGGACGAAGACCGGACCGAATCACATGTGGGACTGCGAGGCCATGCAGGTGGCCGTGGCTCTCGCGCTGCAGTTGCTACCATCTCCCGAAAAGAGCGAAACAACTACAAGCACTGAAAAATAAGACGCCATGAAAGTTCTGTTCTCCAATCCACCCTGGTGGGATGTCGACCTGAAGACACAGCAGCTGTTAATCGGAGTGCGCGCCGGATCGCGCTGGCCGTTCACCAGGTATTCCGTGCATGCTCCGGGCGAGTTCAGACACGGTGGCTATCTGCCGTTCCCGTTCTTCTTAGGAAGCGCAGCGGCTCGGACGAAGGCGACACTGCCGGACGCGACGATTGAGATGCGCGACTCAATCGCCCGCGGCGAAAGCTACCAGCAGTTCTTCGACGCGGTGCTTGCCGATCCACCCGATTGGGTCGTGCTCGAGACGGCGACCGCCGCGTGGGTCCACGACGAGAAGGTGATCGATTGGTTCGCGGCGATGACAAAGGCCCAGATTATCCTTTGCGGTCCGCTCGACATTTCCAAGGCCGACGAGATTCTCGGACGGCATCGGAACATCGCGGCGATCGTTCAAGGCGAGTACGACAAGCAAGTGCTGCGCGTGATCCGCGGCCAGCGTGGCGTTATCGCGCACGATCTGCTGACTGTTGGCGAGATGGATAATCTGCCGTATCCGATCCACGACGAAGTGGCGGTGGGCAATTATTGGGACGCATGCCCGAAAGGCCAAACCGCGCCGCAGCTGCAGTTGATCACGAGCCGCGGGTGCCCTTACAAATGCATTTTCTGCGTCTGGCCGGCAGTGATGACCGGCAACGATCCAGACGGCACCAGGGCGCGCACCGTGCGTTGCCATTCCCCCGAGTGGGTCCGAGGCGCCATCAAAACGCAGATCGACGATGCATGGGCGAAGGGTGTGCGCTACAAGAGCATTTATTTGGACGACGACACATTCAACCTTACCGAGAAGCACACCCGGCAGATCTCGCAGGTGATGAAGGAATTTGGGCTTCCCTGGTTCGCGATGTGCCGTGCCGATACGGTGAAAGAGGAGACCTGGAAGCTCATGCTCGAATGCGGATGCAAGGGGGTTAAGCTCGGATTCGAGAGCGGATCCCAAACCGTGATCGATAAGATCATCAACAAGCGGCTCAACTTGGCGAAGGCTGCAGACACCGCGAGGATGCTGCGCAACATGGGCATGAGCGTCCACGGCACGTTTACGGTTGGACTCCCGGGCGAAACCAAGCAGCAGCAGCAGGAGACGCTCGATTACATCAAGATGCTTTACGAAACCGGCGGTCTGGATACGCACCAACTGAGCGGCACCGCTGAGATTGAAGGCACACCGCTGCACACCCTCAAGGTGACGGGATCTCTCGAAAAATACGCTTCCGCGAAAATCGACGATGCCTACGTTGCCAACCCAGACGGCGCCGCGAAGCTGCGCGAGATGAAGCTATGACCGCACTTCAAAAGCTATTTGAGGAACGCGCCGCATTCCACGGGCACAAGGACATGCTGCCGCACATGCACCAGCTGCGCCAGCTCGCGGCTGGCTGCAGGACGGCAACGGAATTTGGGGTGCGCACCGGGCAAAGCACGATTGCGCTGGCCGCAGGTCTCGAGGCCGGCGGCGGCGGCGAACTGGTATCATACGATATCAGCGAGCCATTGTTTGACTTCCCAGAGGCACCGACCGTGACGTGGAAGTGGCACCGGGCCGATACGTCAAAAATGGATCTGATCGAGCAGACGGATCTGCTCTTCATCGATACGCTGCACAACGCCGCGCAAGTTGAAGCCGAGCTCAAACACGCCGTCATGGTGCGCCGCTACATCGCGATGCACGACGTTTACAAATTCGCTCAGGACGGGGAGAGCGGCGAAGGCATCATCAAGGCAATTCTCGAGTTCCTCGCAGATTGCCCAGAGTGGGGCGTGCTCCAATATTACCACTCAAACTGGGGTCTGCTGATCCTAAACCGCATTGCCTAATCTATGGGATCCGTAATCATCATTGCCGGCCACATGCGCACATGGAAAACGTGCGCGCACACGTTCAACTGGCACGTCGCTAGGCACCTGCCCAAGCCGCTGCACTTTTACATCTCGACGGTGCAGGACGAAGACGCCGACGACTGGAAGATCACGCAGCAGCTGTTCCGGCCGAAAACGCTGATCAGCAAGGTCGAGCCGAGCCAACCGGATCTGCCAGAACCAACCGAGCCGGTGCGGTTCGAACCATACGCTCGCAGCGTGCCGATGCAGGCAGTTCTGCGCCAGCTCTGGCAGCTCGAGCAGGGCTGGAAGCTCTACACCGACCACCCGGTGAGCGACGTGGATCTGTTCGTTCGTGTGCGGCCGGATTTGTTCTTTCACTCATTCGATCAGACCTACACGCCTATCATCAACGAAGCTCTGACCCCTTGGTGGGGGCGATTCGGCGGCATTAACGATCGATTCGCGATTATGGGCGGGATCGCAGCAGCCGAGTACTTCCAGACCTTCAGCAACATGCCGGCACTGCTCGAGGATGGGTGCCCAATTCACCCGGAAAGTCTCGTCAAGGGATCGCTGCGTAAACGCTGGTGCATCGTTCGCGATAACCTGCGGGTCGAGTTTTCCACGCTGCGCAAGACGGGCGAGATGCGGCCGCCCGAAATCTCGGCAATAGACATCGCTCACGCCGGGCTACGTTGACGCGCCGGCCGTTTTCAGATGAAAATTCTCGTCTCCATTCTGCTGCGTCAAGCGAGGCGGAACAACGCGGCCAATCCGCGAAAGTGGCTCGAAGACCTCCAGGCCAGCAAGTGGACCGACATGAGCGCGCAGAACGGCCAGATCGTTGGGACTGCGCTGAACGGAAAATCCATCACGGTGCAGGCTCTCCCGGGCACCACGATCGCCGACCTGATCATGGCGAGCGAACTAGCCATCCAGACGATTGACGCAGGGTTTACTGCGCCAGTGTCTCAGACCGCCGGATTCTTACGCTGACGACTATGCCGACGCCACTCCCGCAACGATTCCGCGCAGCGCTGGGTGCTCTATTCGACGCCACTAACCGCAAGGAAATCGTGCGGCGACCGCTCGAGGTTCGCACGATCGGCAGCATCTCAAGTGAGGTAAATTCCACCGACCGGGCGCAGCTCCTGAGCGATTCCCGCAAACTATACGCCAATCTGGGGCCGGCCAAGGGCGCAATCGACGCGAAAGCCATGTATGCCGTCGGCCGCTCCTGGCTACCGAAATTTGAGGGCGCCGATCAAGCCTGGGGCGAAATCGCACGAGAATGGCTGCTTAATGAGTGGTATCCGATCGCCGACATCAGCGGTCGCGACTTCCAGACGAGTCTATTCCTCGCATCCGTTGCGGTGGATCGCGACGGCGATGTGGGCGCCATCCTGACCGAGTACGAGACCGCTTTCCCGGCGATCCAGCTGATCCCCAGCGAAGGTATCCACAATCCGAGCAGCGACAAGCTCGACCGTGACGGATTCCTGCTGAGTGGACCGTACCAAGGGCTGCGCGTCATCGATGGGGTCGTGATCAACCCGCAAGGCCGGCCGGTCGCCTTCTACGTCGAGGAAGAGGCGCAGGCGCCCGGCAGCGAAGAGGAAATGCCCGAGGTCCGCGAATACGTCACCGCCCGCGATATGATGCTGCTGGCCGAGCCGGCCTGGATTAACCAGTTCCGCGGTCTCCCGGGCTTCGCGCATGCCATCCTGGATCTTAAGGATCTGCGCACGGTCCAGGGGTATGAAAAGATGGCGTCTGCGCTGGCGTCCAGCATCGGCCTGATCGAGTACAACGAGAGCGGGCTGGCAGATACCAGCGATCCAGCGGTGGCGCTTTCCGGCGCTCCCTACGTAGGCCAGGATGTCGCCGCCAAGGAGTTTTTCGGAGGCATGGTTCGCCACTTCAAGGCCGGCAGCGGCTCAAAGCTCGAGGCATTCAAAAACGACCGGCCAGGCGATGCTTGGCAGAAATTCATGGACCGGCTGCTGCGCAACGCAATGGCCGGCATCAACTGGCCGTTTGAATTGGCCTGGGACATCTCCGCGCTGGGCGGAGCCAATACCCGCTTTGTCATCTCGACCGCAATGCGCAGCGTCGAGGATCGCCAGGATCTTCTAAAGCCGTTCGCTCGCCGAGCGGTCGGCTACGCGGTCGCGAAGGCGATGAAAAATGGCCGGCTGCCGGCGAATCCTGACTGGTGGAAATGGTCGTTCACGATGCCGCCGCGGCTTACGGTTGATTTCGGCCGCGATGCCGCCGCCCAGCGCGAGGACTATTTATCCGGCATCATCAATCTCAGCGACATCTGCGCAGAGCGTGGCATCGATCTCAAGAGCCACATCGCTGGCCGCGCCGCTGAAAACCAAGCACTTGAGGAGGCCGGGCTGCCTGTTCCTGGGCTCCGCGGCGATCTTTCGCCAACTGCTAACGAGCCGATCCCGGTGCCGGTTCAGATTCCGAGCGACGCCGCCGCACTCTCCCAGGCTGCGCTGCAGGTGGACACGGCGCCTACTGAGGCGATGCGCGAAGAGGCCGAACGCGGCTTGCGCTGGCGCGAAGAGTTCAACCGAGGCGGCACTGCCGTCGGCGTGGCACGCGCTAGGGACATCTCCAACGGGCGGTCACTATCCAACGAGACGATTTTCCGCATGAAATCCTTTTTCCGCCGGCATGAGGTTGATAAGCAGGGCGAAGGATTTAACGCTGGTGAGCCCGGCTATCCATCCGCTGGCCGCATCGCGTGGGCGCTCTGGGGCGGGGATCCGGGCTATGCCTGGGCCGAGCGCAAGGTGCTTGAGATTGAGCGCGAAAGTTGACGGATTCTGAACCAATTATGAGCCACCGCGTTTGCCTCCAGGAGTTCTCCGCTGACGCCAGCGGCTTCGCCAACGTCTCGCTAATCACCGGCGGGATCGAGGCTGCCGGCCACGGCCTTTACATCGACGACAAGAGCATTGACGACGCGATGCGCCTGCTGCTCGGCAAGAGTCTCCGCGCCTATCTCAAGCACGACGGCGCAGGATCCGATCGGCTCGGCCAGGAGATCGGCTTTTTCAGCGGGATCTACCGCGAGGGAAACAAGATCAAGGCCAAATCGTTTGAGTTCCTCGAGAGTTTTAAGCGCGAAGCCGGCGCCACATATGACAAGCTGGTTGAGCTAGCGCAAAAAGTTCCCGATCAGTTTGGGGTCTCGCTGGTCCTCGAGTATCGGCCAGTTTGGGTTCTGGCTGACGGCAGCGAGATCCCTGCTGGTCTGGGCGATTCTGCACCGAGCGGCGCGCTCCGCTCTGCTCCCAGCATGCGGATCGCCAACGTTATGTCGGCCGATCTCGTCCAGCGCCCGGCCGCAAACCCCAACGGGCTGCTTTCAGCCGTTGACGCGCCGCAATCTTTGCAAGCTACCATGACCACCGAAACCAAGCCCGAGACCGTTCCCGCGCCTGACGCGGCCGCTCTCGCTGCCAAGGATTCCGAAATCGCCACCTTCAAGGCCGAGGCCGAGAAGCAAGTTGCCGAGCTCTCGAGGCTCACTGACACCCACAAGGCCGCTCTGGCCGAAAAAGACGGCCTGATTGCCACGCTGACCGCCGACAAGGCAAAGGCCGAGGCTGCCGTTGCCGAGCTCTCCAAGGAGCGCGACGAGCTCAAGGCTAAGGTCGAGGATCTCGCCGCCTATGACGCTCGCCAGCTCGGCGTGGCGCCGGTCAAGGTCGCGCACGCGCAGCTCGCTCGCAAGAGCGCGAGCTACAAGACGCCCGAGGAAATGCTGACCGCCTATGAGGCCATGCCCGAGGGCTCCGAGAAGCGTGCGTTCCGCAAGCTCAACCGCGAGGCTCTCTTCGCTGCTTTTTCCGTCCGTAAATAATAACCACTAACCTACTACTCTCATGGCTAATTCCCTGAGCTCCTCCCTGGTCCTCGACACCCTCGCCGAGGCCACCCTTACGACGCTGGGCAATCGCCTGGCTCCCCTCCGCGCCTTCAGCACGGACTTCACGACCGACATGATGAACCAGAACGCCTTCGTTCAGGTTCGCAAGGCCAACGCGGCCGGCGCGGTCCAGACCAACCCGACGAACTTCGAGACGGGTGACACCAATGTCACCAACGTCGCTGTGCAGGTTAAGCACTACTCCAAGAGCTACAACCTCTCGAGCCAGGAGCTTAACCAGGGCTTCCGTCTCGAGCAGCTCGCGCAGATCAACGCGCAGGTCTTGGCTAACAAGATCATCGACATCGCTCTGGCTCCCATCACGTCGACGAACTTTGCGAACAACGTTACCGTTGCGCAGGCTTCGTTCTCTGCCACCAACGCCAAAACCCTTTGGGGCTTCGTTGCGAAGAGCTCGCTGCGTCACCTGATCTTGGATGGCACTGCCTTCGCGCAGCTCCTCCCGACCAGCGGCGAGAACTTCCAGCTGCCAACCGGCGGCTCCTCGAGCTATCGCCCCGGCGCCTATGGTTTCGACGGCATCATTCTCAACACTCGTTGGGACGGTGCCGGCACGAACATCTACGGCTTCGCGGTCGGACCCGAGGCCGTTGCGGCCGCGGCTGGTCTGCCGATGATCGACCCGGGCGTGGCTTCCATGCTGGCCGGCTCGCGCACCCTGACGCTGCCTGATCTCGGCATCTCGGTCCAGCTCAACACCTGGGGCTCGCTCTCCAGCCGTGCGGCCTGGGCTTCGCTGGATGTCATGTTCGGTGCGGCTCTCGGTGACAACACCGCCGGCGCGCACGTCAAGACTGCCTAATAAACTCCCGGCCACTGCTCGCGGCCGGTTTATCGTGTGCTACCCAGCTCCTCGCAAGGGGGGCTGGGTCAGCCACATAAGGGCGAGCACCACACGATTCCTATGAGCAACCAAACAGCAGACGCGCCGGCTGCGGCCGGCAACGCATTAACAGACCACGCTGCGCAGGTCGCAGCGGTCTCAAGCGCCACTGAGCCGGCGCCTATGGTATTCGACGAGTCCGATCGGATCGTGATCGGCACGCCATGCTACGGCGGCAACGTCAAAATGGGGTTCATGACCTCATACAACGAGACGCTGCTGCACATCCGCATCCGCGTGCGGAACGAGGACGGCGAAGTTGAGCTGCAGCCGCTGGTGGCTGAGTCCATGTTTCTGGACAAGGAAAGCCACATCGACCGCGCCCGAAACAAGATCGCGGCCAAGTTTCTTGCGACCAGATACAACTGGCTGCTCTACATCGACGCCGATATCGTTTTCCCGGGCACCGCGGTGGCGAGGCTCTGGCAGCATGGCATGGTGGGCCACAAGATCGTTACGGCACCCTACGCGCTAAAGGGCGTGGTGCCCCAGTTCGCGATCAATGGGCTAGCTGGAGCCAAGATCGACGAACGCGGGCTGGTCGAGGTAGTGCATGCCGGCACAGGCTTCATGCTGATCCATCGCAGCGTGTTTGACGCGATCCGCGATGCCGGCTTGGCGCCCGAGTACAATCTCGGCAGCAATGATCCCGATGTTCACACGCTCAAGACCTCCAGGGCTTACTTCAAGTCGGGCGTGCGCGAAGTGATGCCGGGCAATCCCATCTGGCTCTCCGAGGATTACATGATCTGCCATGAATGGCGCAGCCTGGGCGGCAAGATCCACACCGACACCAAGGTGGCACTGAGCCACATAGGCGATCTTACCTATCCGGCGAATCCCAAGGAAATCTTCGCCGCCGTGGCCGAGCTCCGCCGCATCAAGCATCACGATTGCCCAGCCACGCTGGTTTAGGATGAGTGCTTTCAACGATCTGAACACGCGGGCCGCGGAATTCGCCGAGGACACGATGGGCGAGGCGTTTTCCTACACGTCTCTGGCCGGCGTTACCACGGCCGGGCTGATCGGCGTGTTCAACCAGGTCGAAAGCACTTACCTATTCGAAGATCACTCGCAGCGCAGGACCGTCGAGCTGGACTGCTGCACCAGCAAAACGCAATGGGGCGCGACGGTTCCTGCCAATCGGGCCACGATCACTTACGGCGGTGTGGGCTACGTCATTGACAAGATCGACGCGACCGACACCGCGGGGGATCCCTGGTACACGCTGCGCCTAAAGCGGCTGTCGTGATCTCATTCAACTACCAGGAGAATCTCGACAAGGAGCTGGCATTCCGGCTCATGCGGATTCAAGACCTGGCCCGCGAGGGCTTGGTGGATCCTGGAATGGGCACGTTGAGCGTGCAGGCGAAGCTGCTGCTGGAGCATGTAATGCGGATAACGCCGCCCAAGACGATCAAGCAGGGCAAGGATCGGGTGCGAATCGATCTCGAGCGCATATTCAGGCCGCTGGATCCAAACAAGTTCCGCAGCGAGAGCATCCGCAAACTCATCCGCGTCGGGGATCCAGTCGCTTGGGAGAACTTTTCCAGCAAGCAGCGCGAGGGTGAGCTGGCGCAGACGCAGGCAATCATTCCCAACGAGCGACTGCACCGCGCTAACCGAGACAAGCGCGGCCGGGCTTACCGCAACCCGCGGCCAAGGATGGTGACGCTCAAACCCGAGCAGGTCGTGCTTAAACAGATGATCCTAGCATCGCAGGCCAACGTTGGGCACGCAAAGGCCGGCTGGGTGCGTGCGTACACGGAACTAGGCGGAGATCGGGCGCCCGAGTGGGTTAAAAGGCATTTCCCCGGCAAGGGTGTCTTCCAGGATGGCCGCAAAGCCGATAACCCATTTATCGCCGCATACAATCAGACCGGCTGGGGGAAAAAGAGCGACGAAGCGCAACGCATCATGAATGCCGCGATCAAGGGCCGCACCAACGCCATGCGCAGTTACTTCGACACGATTGGCAAGATGATCGCCGAGGGGAAGCTAACTCCATTCCAGGCGCAGCAGGCAGCGATTGCCGAGCAGTTCTTTTAATATGCCAGCCAGCACCATCGCAGCGCTGCTCGATTACGAGACCAACATTGAAGACGCGCTAAAAACGCACTTCCAGAACACGCTGCCGACAACCCAGATTTTGACGCCGCGGGTGCTGATCGGGACCGCGCCGATCTTGACCACGCCGCGCATCACCCTGGTCGTAGGCGTTACGGGCACGAATCCTAACCAGACCGGCACACGGGCTAACACCACACAGGATTACGACTCGCACAAGCTGGGCACCGTCCAGGCCATCGGCACCACCCGGCGCGACGGCACCGGGCAATCTCTGGGCACGCTGCGCGGATCTATTCGCCAGGCGATGCTGCAGGCCACCGCGGCGCTGAACGTAAACACCCTGCCTTACTACCAAGTGATCACGCTGCGCGAGGGCTCCTGCGTCTCACTGAGCGACGCCGAGAACGACGAAATCAGCACGCAGGTCACTTACAACCTGGAATTCTACATAAAACCCGACCAGTGGCCGGCGAGTTGACGCAACCCGCAAAAGCTAGACTACCATGCCCTACCAAGACGGCACATTTCCGAGTGGCTCGCCCACCATCACGATCAACAGCATCGCCTACAAGGCGAACAGCTTTACAGTCACCAAGCCGGCGAACACCGTGAACATCACGGACCAGAACGGCGATCCGTCCGGCGCCATCAGCTTTAAGCAGCCGCGCAACGGCACCGCCGAGGTTCAGTTCGCCGCCAACACCACGGCCGAGCCGACGACCGCCGCTTACAATTCCACGACGGGCGTATTCGTCGCGACGATCGACAACGCGAACGTGAACTGCTTTGTCACGTCAGTCTCGATCTCAAAGCCCAAGGACGCCCCTTGGACTGCCACGCTAAACTGGCAGGAAAAGATTAATTGAGGACCGGCACGCGCCGGCTGGCGTGATGTCGACCGTCCTCCAATTTAGAGAAATCCCAGGCTTCGCGGACGCACTGCGCCGCGAGGCTTCTGTGCGTCGGCAGGCATGGGCACACACGCACACCGAGATCGCAGGCATCCGCGTCCGCGTCCTAACGATGCGTGACGTGATCATCCTCGAGGAGCTGCAAAACGGATTTTTCGCTCCCTGGCGATTCGACACCAACGAGGAATTTCTGGCCCACTGCGCGCAGCTCGTCTGGTGGATGTCGGACCTGCCTAAGCCGCCGCTCTACTCTCGCAGCGTCTTCCACCCTTGGATCGCCGGGCGCCAGCAGGCTCTAATCCGCTACCTAGCGACCAGGCCCAAGCAGCTCGCTGACGACACCAATCGCTACCTGCGCGATGCGTTCATGGACGCGCCCAAGGGCGGAGAGACGCAGGGCCAAGCCGTCGCCGGCATGCCCGCCTATCTCGCCGACACTCTGGCCGCTGGTGGCTTCCAGGGGACGACCGACGAGATGCTGGACATGCCGATTGCTCGCCTTTGGCAGCTTATCCGACTCGCGAGCCGCAGGGTTTACGGGACGCACTTAACGAATGAGAGCGACAAAATCGCCTGCGACTTCCTCGCCGGCATGACCGGGAGAAATTAACCGTGGCCGAATTTGGCGTTGGATTCCGTTTCTTTGCCAAGACCGACGAGCTCGCCGCCGGTCTGCGACAGGCTGGCGAAGAGGGCAAGCAGCTCAAAAAGACCCTAGGCGACACGTTCGGCGAATCGAGCGTCTGGAAGAATCTGACCGCGGTCGGCATCGGCACGACGCTGATCCGCGGATTCATGCTGGCGACCGAGAACGCGCAAAAGCTCCGCGAGGAATCAGAGCGACTCGGCCGGCCGCTCGACTACGCCACCGCATCTGTAGCCAGGCTCGGCGATGCCTTCGACCAGCTTAAGCAGTTTGGCGCCGATTCCGCGACGTTCATCCTTTCGGGGTATACTCTGATCGGCGACGAGATCGGCAAAGTGATTAACCGAGTCCGCGGCATCACTGAGGCCCAGGAAGTATTCGCCGAGCGCGCCGCCAAGGCCGCCGAGGAGGCCGAGAAGCGCCTCGCCAAGGCTCGCGAGGCTAACGACCCGGAGAAGATCCGCGAGGCCGAGCGGCGCCTGGCTGACGCCCGCATTGAGGCCGCGATGAAAAACGCGGACGAAGTGGGCAAGGTCTTCCTGCTGATGCAGCGCGAGCTAGCGATCAAGGAAGAGATCGCCCGCGTGGGTGAACGCACGGTCAAGGGCATTGAGCTCCAGGGCCAGCTCGAGAAGACCCGGGCGGAGATCATCGCCGAGAATCGCAAAGATCAGGAGAAGCTAGCGAAGGAAGGCGAGGCCGCCGTTGAGGCCGAGTTCAAGGCGATCGACGAAACGCTGGCAGCTCGCGAGAAGCTGGCGAAACTGAAGTTCGACGCGCTGACGGCCGCCGAGCAGGAAGTGATTGTGGCCCGCGAGATGGCCCAGCTCGAGAAGGAATTCCGCCAGCTAAAGGTCGACGGCGTCGAGACTACCGACGTAGAGATTCAGCTGCTCGAGAAGGGCAACCAGCTTGCCAAGATCCGCGCCGAGATCGCGAAAGACACCGCCAACCAGAGCGAGCGCGCTGTGCAGGCCGAGGTGCAGAAAAACCGCGTTATGGCCTTTCGCGGCGGCGCCACCTTCAACGAGCAAAGCGACGAGACGCTGCGCGAGATCATCCGCCGCAACGAGCAGCAGGCATCCAGACTCCAGGCTGAGGGCATCGGGCAGCCGCAGCTTGTGGCTTCGCTCAACCTAGGCGAGGCATCTAGGCTCCGCTTCGAGGCGCAGAATGCGCAGCAGATTCTCGCCAGCCGCGAGGAGCTGCGCCGAAACGTGCAGATGATGGGCATCGAAGGCGCCCGCATGCAGTTCCGCGGCGATCCGATTGTGTTTGAATCAATGGTGCAGCGCTTCGTCGAAGACTCACGCACCACGCAAGACGTGCAGCGCGAAAACGGACGCCAGCTCCAGGACATCAACCAACGGCTGCTGAAAGCCGGATTCGGAAAGTAAACGCACATGGCCTACCAAGACGGCAACTTCACCAACGCGATCCAGGACGGTCCAGCGCGCATCTTTTACCCGTTCATCAATGGGCCGACCAAGGACACGACCACCAAGGGCACGGTGCGCAATTACGTCGTGGTGCCGTCGAGCTATACGCCCGCCGCAGCTCTCAGCACGGATCCGGCCGATAACACGCAGTATCTGATCGAGGAGACTGATCTGACCGTGGAAGGTGGCCTGGGTCGCTATGGTCGCACCTACTGCAAGGTGCCAGGACAGCAGATTGAGCCTGGGACGATTGCCCTATCTAAGCCAACGATCCCTGGCAACGACGCATTTCCGCGCAATTTCGGCAGCTACCTAATCGTTCAGCCAGACACGACGCTGGAAAAATACGACGCCTACCAGCGCACGGCTGTTACCAGCGACAGCGGGGTGCCGGGCTTTTATCCGACCGGAGGCACGTACACGCTCGGATTCGACGGGAACACGTCGTCTGCACTAAATTACGCAGCGAATGCGGCCACGGTGCAGACCGCACTGAACGGATTTAGCACGGTTCAGAATCGCGGCAATGTGACAGTGAGCGGAAGCTACAATTCGTCGACAGGGTTTGATGTGACGTTCGCGAACATCTCGGCGGGGACGATGAATGTTTCTGCAATTAACGTTTCTACAGACTCCACCCGTCTAAGTTCAACAAGCACAAGCAATGGTGGATACGCGCAATCATTTATTGTTGAAGCATTTGTTGACGCATCATCAACACTCACTAATGCCAACCCATCAATAAACGTAACATCAATTACAGTTACTGGAAGCACATTTCCAGCGCCATCCAAATCAGGGTATTTTATTGTTGAAAGCACCAGGGTGATGTATGGAACAATTCAAGCAAGCCCAACCGGGGCGAGCATTACTGGCGGAACATTTACGCTATCTATTTTCGGTCAGACCACGAGTCCAATAAGTTTTTCAACTATCGATGGGACTCTGATTTCAAATATTGAAACAGGTTTAAACAGCCTATCCGGTGTTTCAGATCGCGGAGGGTGCGATGTTTATGATTTCACTAGGCTGGAACCAAGCAAAGGATTTATTTTTCGTGCCAGCTTTTTAACTCCAAAGCTTTCTGGAACGTTTACTATCAGTGCGCTTTCCGAAACAACATCTGCACTGAGTTACAATGCATTAATATCCGATGTTCAAACTGCGCTGAATAATCTATCTAATGTTCAGAGCAGGGGCAATGTGGTGGTTACGTCATCAAGCGGGGGCTCATCAATCCTAAACAATTTCGGTAATGTCGCAGCTTTCTCAGTTGGTTTCAGCAATAACACATTTGCGCAAAATGCTGTCCCCCTGACGCCATCGGGCAGCACGATCACGATTGCAAAGACCGACGGCACCATCGGCCGCACCCAGCGCGTCACCTTTGCGTCGGCATCAGCCACCCGCACGCTTTACGCCGCCGGCCACGGGATTGACGCTGGGGAAACCATCTTCATCCGCAACTCTGGCAGCGTCTTCGCGAATATCGCATCAAGCAAAGTTACGGTGGTTGATGCTAACACGATCCAGCTTTCGGTGGCCGCCTCCGATACATGGGCAAGCGTCGCATCCATTACCGAGATGGGACCGCGCACGAAGACGAATTACGAGCCAGGCAGCGTCGTGATCCGGTCCAAGACCACAACCGATTTTTATCTGCCTGGGGTCACTGCGGGCATCACGACTGCGGACGACATTCCTATTCCGGTCGACGAAAGCGGCACGGCGGCTTTTCTCCAAGGCGTCTTTTCCGGCCAAGACAACATCAACGTTCGCGTTGGCGAGCTCACGCCCTGGCGCGGGCCGATCTTGCTGGTGGATCGCACCAGCGTGGCATCTGCTGACGTATGACGCCGATTCCAGAGCCAACGGATCCTTTGCTCGGCTGGGCAATGGACAATCCGACCGCGGTGCGAGAGGCGATCCGGCGCATCAATCTGCTGACTGGTAACGTTCAAGTGGTGATCACGAACACCGGAGGATCCCAGCTCACGTTCACGGATCGCAACGCCATCCTGACGATCAGCACCAAGGATATCGATCTAGGCACTGTATCCGGCAGCAAGGGAAGCAATGCGGCGCTCTCAAGTCTGATGACCGCATTTAAACGGATCTTCACCATCACGGATTCTACGTCTTGACGAAACACTCTCTCTCAAATGGCCCGCAACGACGTTTTCCTGAACATTAACGCACTTTCGCCTGCTGATGCGGTCGTTACCGGCCAGCAGGACATGACCGCGGCCACTGTGCCCGAGCTGGTGCTCGGCGATACGCCGACGTTCAATTTCTATTTCACCGATAACACCAACGTCTGGCCGAGCTGGGCTGGAAACGCGTCTTACACTCTGACCTGGGCGCTATCCGATGCCGTGGCCGGCGATTTCACGCCGGCGGCTACGACCGCCGACGCCACGCCGATTACCGGCGGCTGGAGTGTCGTCCTCCCGCTTAATGCTTACGACCTGGTGGGCCTGCTGAACACGAAGCGCGTCGGCCAACCCTACCCGGTGCAGAATCTCTGGCAGCAGCTGCGCGTGGCCGATCCCAGCGGGAACGAGGTTACCAGGGCGATGTTTTGGACGCCGGTCCGCTACCGGGCTATCAGCGACACTCAGAACACGGAAAGCGCCAGTCCGACGGGCGGCCGCTTCGTCACGGTGGACACGGTAAACGCGCTACAGAGCCCGAATGCCACCAGCTTTTACGCCGCCAACCCGGTGCCGACATCGGCGCTTGGCACTGCTGCCAACGGCGAACTGCTGATCGGCAATGGCACCGGCTTCGTCAAATCGACACTGACCGCAGGCACGGGCATTACCGTCACCAACGCCGCAGGAGCGATCACGATCGACGCCACGACCGCTCAGGAAGTGCTGACGGCCACGGTAACGAATGCCGAATCGGTCGCGATCACTAAGGGCCAGGTGGTGTATATTTTCGGCGCCACCGGAAACAGGCCGTCGGTTAAGCTGGCCTTCAACACGACCGACGCGACGAGCGCCAAGACCTTTGGCGTAGTCTCCGACACATCAATTTCAGCCGGCGGCACCGGCACCGTCACCTGCGTCGGCGTGATTACTGGTCTGAACCTGGCAGCGTACAACGACGGCGACACCGTTTATCTAGGAGCGACGCCAGGCAGCGTCACCAACGTAAAGCCCTACGCTCCCAATCATCTCGTTTACGTAGGCATCATCGAGCGGGCGAACATGGGCAACGGCGAGCTGTACGTTCGGATCCAAAACGGCTACGAGCTCGACGAGATCCACGACGTGCAGATCAACGCGCCGCGGCAAAGCGGTCAGACGCTGATTTATGATAACACGTTAAGCCTGTGGAAAAACGCCAGAATCACCGCCGGCACCAATATCGGCGTTACGAATGGCGACAGCTCCATCACGATCGGCTTCAGCGGAACGCTGCCGGTCGCCAACGGCGGCACTGGCGTCACGACCTCGACCGGATCTGGATCGGTGGTGCTCTCGACGAGCCCGACGCTAACTACGCCGATTCTGGGCACGCCGCAGAGCGGCACGCTCTCGAGCTGCACCGGGCTTCCGATCTCGAGCGGTGTAAGCGGGCTGGGCACTAACGTCGCTACCGCTCTCGGCACGAACGTCGGATCCGCTGGCGCTTTCGTCGTAAATGGTGGAGCACTCGGCACGCCTTCATCCGGAACGTTGTCCAGCTGCTCAGGACTGCCAATTTCAACCGGCGTCTCTGGTCTCGGTACTAACGTCGCGACGTTCCTTGCAACGCCGAGCAGCGCCAATCTTGCGGCCGCAGTTACTGACGAAACCGGCACCGGCGCACTCGTCTTCGCAAACACGCCCACGCTGGTCACGCCAAACATCGGCGCGGCGACCGGCACGAGCGTCAATTTATCGGGCGCAGGAACGTTTGGCGGCAACCTCACCGTCAGCGGGACGGGCGTAAATACGTTCAACGTAGGAGCAGGAACCTCTGTCATCAGCCTCAATAGCACGGCAGCAAGTCCAACATGGCTGGCGTTCACTTCTGGAGCTACAACGCTAGCTTCCATAGCGCGTACCGGAAACGATTTTATCATTTCTGGAGGAAATTCTGGTGCGTCATTAAAGCTTACTTATGGAGCTACGCAAACCGCCACCATAACGGGCAACCTCACCGTCAGCGGGACGGGGAACAGCAGCGTGGCGGGCAACCTCGGCATCGGGACCACTGCGCCTAGTTACATCTTGGACGTACAGAGCGCCGCTCCCTCATTCCGCGTCAAGAATACGACTGCCGCCGGCGGCGCAACACGAGACAGCACGATTTTACTTGAGGCTCAAAACGACTTTAGCGGACAGACGCAGGCGTACATCAAGGGCATCTTGGCCGGAAATTCAGGTCTGTCCACGCTCACGTTCGGCACAGCCGGAGCGGCTGGAGACACTACTGCTACCGAGCGCATGCGCATCACCAGCGGCGGCAACCTCCTCATCGGCGGTGTCATCGACTCCGGCAACGGCAATCTGCAGCTCAAGAGTACAAGCGGCACCGCGGCGGGCGGGATTGGGTTTGGGACGGATACGAGCTTGTATCGCTACACCGCTGGACGCCTTGGATTGGCCCATATTGGAGGCGGCACGCCTACTCTGTATCTGCTGGAGGGAACCACGGAAACGGCGCGGCTCTGGACTGCGAACGGCCCTTGCTATCTCGACACGCTTACGGCCCAGCCGATTTATTTCCGTCCCAACGGCACCACCGCCCTGACGCTCGACAGCAGCCAGAACGCGACGTTTGCGGGGAATGTGACGGCTTCAAAAGCAGGAGCAGCATTTTATTCCATTGAGAGCACGGTTAATGGCGCGCTTTCCGAGGTCATTATTAAGGGCAAGAACAGTTTAGGAACAGCGCGTGAAGCTCGCCTTGGACTAAACAAATATGCCGACGATGTATTTTCGATTTACGACGGCACAACCGAGCGATTCCGGCTTAATCTGACAAACGGAGCCGCCACCTTCTCGGGCGCAATCGCCATCGGCAACACGGTAAACACCGTCAGCCCGACCAGTCCGAATCGCACGATCACTATGGTTATCGGCGGAGTCACTTACTACCTGCACGCCAAGACCACGAACGACTAATCTTCACCCATGCAAACCAACATCTCTCCCGTCGCCGTCTATCCGGCCACCGCTAACACGCTCCTGATCCGTAGCATCTCCCTCGGGCCTCCGCCCGCGTATTACTACGAGTTGCAGGAGGTCACGGTGGTTCCCGGCACAATCGCCGTTCCGGGCAGGGCGGAGCAGCTCGACCCGACGACGGGCGAAGTGATTATGCCTGCCACGCCGGAGATTCCCGCGACGCCCGACACGACCACGGTGGTGGTGCTGAAAAACGGCAACGTGAACATGACCATCGACCAATGGGACAACTGGGCGGCTGGTCCCGAGAGCGAGGACGATGACTATCAGCTCGATTGCATTGCCTTGAATCTTGGGCTAACTCGCGCTTAACCTTTGCACATGGACACGATAACTCCCCAACAGGGTCTCGAGGTAATTGCCCAGGCGCTGCAGCAGTTCCGGGGCACCAGAGCCGATCATGATCTGCTCGAGCGCGCTTTCCGCGCCGTGCAGGAAGCCATCAAACCAAGTGAGACCAAACCTGCCCAGTGACGAGGATCTGATGATGCTTGCCGGCGTCTGTGTCGGCATCGCGATCGCCGCTTTAGTGGCGTTTTTTTGGTGACATGCTCGACCTGCTGACCAACGCGCTCGGCGGTGGAGCACTCGGCGTGCTGCTCCGCATCGGCAACGGATTCTTCGAGACCTGGCGCGCAGACAAGGAATCCAAGCT